TAGTAGCATTATTAATAGGGAATACAAAAGCAGTAAATGCTGAAGAATCGATATTGACTCTAAAGCTAGATGCTGCAAGAGTACCAACAATGGCAATAGTGTCATTAACTTCAGTAATAGTTCCACGTAGGCCATCCATTTCTATCATACCCCAAGCAGAACTTGGAATTCTGAATACAACTTCTTGTCCTACTTTATATTGACTTGGTACTGAAGTAGTAACTACTGCTTGAGCAGCCGCAGAAATGTTAACGATCTCTCTATATGGTGGGTACCAAACAGGGTCAAAATTAACGACACGATACTGACCAGTTGCACCACCACCCGCAGTTGGTGAATTTGCCATAACTGCATCTAATCTGAAGGTAGTACCATTAATAACTTCAATAACAAAGTCCAAACCATTCAAACTGTTAGCAATATCAATATTATATAGTCTAACTATATTTCCATTAGCTAAAGCAGCAGTAGAAGCAGTAGTTAATACTGGTCTTGTTGAATTAGTAATATTAGTTATTGCAGTAGAAGCACCTAATAGACCAGTAGTGGTATCTATCATAGTAAAACCAGCACCAGCTGCTATTTGACCTACGGTAAGAGGATCGTTACCAACTGCGCCGAGTATAGATGTTACCATGCCGCGACCTTGAGTCATGCCACGTTGCCAGTAAAAATCAAATCCAAGGTTAGCAGCAGCTTGATAGGCTGCAGTTTCATTGATTACACGGATCCAGTCAAAATCAGAGCGAATTTGGAGTACTTTAGCTACCCCAGTTGAGGTAAATCTACCTTGTTGAATTATAGTATTTTCAGCCATGATACCTCCTTATACTCGTAATGTGCATTGGTTGTTTATGATCCAAGCATCATTGTAGATACGTGATGCATAGGAGAACTTGTATCCAAGAGAGAAGTTCAATGCCAAAGGACCATCAAATATAGGCGGTCTATAGAGCAATTGATCCTTATACCCATCTTGGTACACACAACCATATGCCTCTACACCAATACAGAATATGTTGTAAAGATCACGTCCATTACCTGATCCATTAGTTATTTTAGAACCAATAGAAGAGAGTAAGTAACGTAAATTCTGTACAGATCCCCACTCAGGTTCTAAAAGAGAAGACTGAGATGGATATTGTGATGCATGGAGGAACCCAGTTACATTCTGTAAGTCGCCAGACAAATCAGAGTGACCCAATGCAAGATATGCATTACGAACGGGGCCAGTACCAAACTTATTCTGTCCTTCAACCATAGACATCAATGACTTAGCATCGTTGCTTAGTAATTGACGAACTACAATAGCAATATCAGCTGCAGTAAGTTCTGTTGGTGTATCACCATTAACACCATTAACGCATGCTTGTACTACAGCCGTTGCCGCTAACATATCACGAGTTAGTTCATCTTCAGTTTCACGTAAAGAGATACCAAGAAGCTTTGACGCTTCATTCAACACCGGTTCTTGCGTTTGAAGGGGACTGTTCTATTACTTTCATCTTTTGGATTACTGACCATTTTCATGGCGGGGATGGCACTTCAACCTCCCTCCCTATATTTCTATAAGGTATGGACTATCGCTTAGTCTTTTCAGACTCCCATGGACTTAGTCTCTCAGGCTGATCTTGCGATCTTGCCCCTTGTCACCCTCGTCTTTACGTTAGGGCTTCCAAGTCAATCACCGCGGGTTTAAAGCAGGCTCTTTTTTTCAAACACAAGAAATGTCAAAGATCGTAAGAGAAACCTTAGTTAACCTGCTCGTTGATCTGAACGTATGTTCCATAGAACTGCATCAACGCATCTATGTCGACTGCGCTTAATGTCTGTGCAGGTGGGGTGACCCCAGTATTGCCTAGTGGAACCATTGCTGTTGCTAATTTTGTATATCTTCTAAATCTTTTGATTCGTCCGCCACCACGAGGTAGTGAGGTTCTATCTGCGGCTACCGTGTGTATGAGGTACGGCACCTTTACTGACAACAAGCGACGACCGAGGGTCTGTTGCACTGCTGCCGGCATTTGGGTAGTAGTTGTAATTGCCATATTTTGTTTCCTCTCTCCAGGTCTTTCAGAACCTAGAAAAATGTTTAACTATTGTTAACGCTAGAAACTTTGACGAAAAGCAGTACGTCGGTCGGCTCGATGAACACCAATACATCGATAGTGAAAGAAGGGCGTTGCGAGGCGCCAATACGCGATTGATAGTAGGTTGTTTCTACTACTACTTATAAGTCTACGTTAAAAAGATTCAAGAATTCAAGTCATACATAGTACATATTCTCTATGTATAGAAATGGGCCCATATGGGCCCATATTAGAATATATATAATTTAACCTCTGATCGCCCGTTCCAGTTCATCACGTTCACGAGCCATATCTGCTTCACTCATACGAACATAGTCGTAATTATTTGCTTGTGATAATGGCGATGCTACTGATGCTGGTCGCGGCTTGCCACTGTTTTGAGCAACTCTATCTCGTGCTATTGCTTGCGTGGTTGATTCTTTATGGATACCCAACTGCTTGATCAACTTATAAGCACCCTCAGCCTTCATAAAGAGGTCGGGATTTGCTGCAAGTGAAGAAGCATAGGCAGGTTCTAGCTCACGAAGCATGGCAATATTCTCAGCTGACACGACTTCATCAAAGTCTCTGTATTGTGTCTTTACCCGTGTTTCAACCATCTGAGCATAGAACTTCTGCTCCTGCTCTTGCTGACGTGTTTCCATCTGACGCGTTTTGTTCTCAATCATCCTATTTACGTAGTTCACCTGAGCATAATCATCTGGATCTACGGTAGGTTCTTGTGGTTGATTGCGTTGCTGGTTGAGTAGTTGTTCGTTATATAACCGCTGCTGTTCTTGTTGGCGAAGTAACGACATTGCCTGATCACGTTCACGTTCAGCGCGTTCAGCTTTTTCCCGCAAGCGACGGAAGTTCTCTTCTTTATTTGATTGCGGAGCAGCTTGATAGTTGGTTTCCTCTACCTGTTCTGGTTGCTCTACTTGTTCTTCTGGTTGTTCTTGATCGACCGCTTCACCTATCAATTGGTCTTCAGTGATATACTCTCTATCTTCCATGGCTTTCTCCTTTTTTATGATGCGGCTACTACTTCCTTTGATTCAGAAACAAGTATGAGTGATGGCATTCCCGGTTGCTCATTGTTTAATCGTTTACACAGAGCGTCTAGCTCTCCTGAGTAGAATGACATAATGTATTCAAGCAGTTCCCGTTCTTCTTCATCTACTTCAAGGGCATTATATTGATAAAAATAACAGGTATCTTTGTCAGGTATTACCCACAAGAACTCTAAGGCATCGATATTACGATGATACTTATACACGGTTTGTGAGTAGGTGGGGGTTGGGCATGACTTGCGGGGGAAGAATAATGATCGATGCACTTCATCAAAGAGGCGCTCGTTCTTAAAGATAATAACGATAAAGAAATCGTTGGTAAAAGCTACCTTACCGCGATCTACACTCTCTAACAGATTCTTTTCATAGTCTTTATTTGCTTCCCGCACCAATTCCAATACCCCCACATACCCCGGAATGTCTTTCTCTCTGTTGTCAGAGATCAGTTGACCTAATGTCTCTTCACGTTCTGAACTTTTAGTAGTTAGATGTGAAGCTCGTTTTTTTTTACCATTAGTCGTCCTTCTTCTTTTTCTTAGGCTTCTTCTTCTTTGATTCACTTATAGCAATAGCTATAGCTTGGTCTTTATTAGTTACTACTGGTCCCTTTTTTGAGCCGGAATGAAGAGACCCAGTCTCAAATTCTTCCATTACACGAGATATCTTCTTTTGCTTCTTACTCTTTGCCATTGGTTATCTCCTTGGTAAAAGTGAGAGGGGGTACGTTATCAACCCCCTTTACACTCATGAACTAATATTAACAATCAGTGAATCTCTAATATCTGCTTTTTGGTCTGCTGGTAGCAACACCACGACGAGTCTTCATGGCTTGATTATCCATGCCTTCCATAGTGTCATCATACTGAGGCATATCAACCATCCCCATCATTTCAAGATCCTTTATAATCACATGATCAGGTACATT